CTCGGTTGCAATTTCCACCACAATTGTCCGAAGACCGTTTTCCACCAGATTTTTCCAGGTCCAGCCGCTTGTCGGCACGGCGGCGGTGCTTAGGTGACCAACGAGTTCCCCAGCCTCACCACCGGAAGCCCAACGAGTGTTCTTTTCACACCACAGCTTGATAGCCTGAGTTTTTCGAAACGCAGTCATACGCTTGATGGGGGTCCAATCCGTACGCCTCGCTTCCTTTTCCCACTTCATGAGAACCTTGTACTCCTCGTGCATCTGCTTCACAACATCCAGAAGCTTGTCTCTGAGAAGTGCAATATCAGAGAGACGTGTTCGATCGAGATTGGGGGCGAAGTCACTGTCCGAGTCATCATCACTTTCAAGTTCCGAATCATCGTCACTGTAGTAGAAGGTGTCATCATGGATGCTCTTGTTGCCGTTCATGTGGTCATGAACGCGTTTCATTTGGTCGGCCATCTTCAGATACATCCCATCAGGAATCTGACTGGATATTTCGTCAATGCATGCCATGAGGTTACGTAAGTCTTCCATGTTGGTTGATTGTTTTTTATTGAAAAATATAAATTCTAGGCTTCACTTAGGTATGGAACATCTAAGAAACATCATGGAGATCATGGAAAATGATGAAATGTTTCCAACAAAAACAGAATGGGCGTACGTGGAGATATCAAACGAACTCAAACATTTACATATGAAATTAAAAGAGCTAACAGGTCAGGTAGAAACTACAGCTACAGTTGATCCCTCAGCACCACCACGGGTGATTCGAGATGCTTGGCGAGATCTCAACAGTTTACGTGTGAGACCTCGTCGTTAGTCAACATCCATCATAGAAACTTCAGCAACTGTGGTACCATCATCTACGTGTTGATGCATCCCTTGTCTCGGTGGAGGGTAATACGCACCTGGTTCTACCGGACTCATAGTATCAGTCGCTGACCATTCCTCATGTAATTCCTGTAGAAACTGATTGAGACCGGGGTACATAACTTCTTCCTCAAGTTCTCTCCACCGTTGTTGAAGTTGTTCGCGTGATCGCTGAGCAGCCGTATCGGGATCGGATGGTAATGAATCCTCAATCCATTCTGGTGGTTGCCCATCAGTCATGGGTGCATACATGAGTGGTTGATTTTGGTCAAGAAGAAATGAAGGTGGTTTCACTTGTCGTCGCAGTTCATGTATAGTGTCACACAACTCCAGATAGTCTCCCTCGGGGATCTTATCCGAGTTCTTGTCAACAAGCTCCATTATTTTATGAAAGAGATCCATATTTTTACTTGATTATCCCATCATCGTTATATCACTTAGGTTTTTAAAAGACTTGGAACTTTTTTTTGTAATATTTTCAATTTGTTCAAATTCATGAAATAAATCTCGAATGTCATCACCAAGATATAAGGCTTGTCTTACTTTTTCGGTGAAAGCCACCAATTTTTTGAAGATTGATTCATTTTTTGTTGTCTCTACGAAGGATAGTAACCTTTTACACTTCGTAAGGAGAATATTTAAATCAGTTTCTCGTTCTCTTTTTTGATTTCTCTCAATTTCAATTTGAATGTATCGCTTTTCACCACAATCATTAACCGTTTCGATTATACCTTGATCACTCAAAGATCTTTCCTTTCGAATAGGTTTCGGGGCAATGAGATCGACGACCGATTGTAGGAAACCGAACGGCATTTTTGGGGTGCGGGGGGTGGTTCAACTGGTGTGGTACAGTAAAGAACTTCTTCCCAGATCTTTCGTTGAACGTCTGGACAAAGTGGTTCAGTAGCTTGGATAAAGGCGATTCTAAGTTCGTCTGTAGCCAAACCGGGGATACCGAGTGGTACACTGGAACGAACAAATAGTTCGTTGATAGGAATTGTGTATTCGCTCATTGTTAGTTTTTTTGTACTTTTTTATTCCGACTTAGGTGTCTCATCATCACTTGGGTAGAGACAATTGTTCTTCCATTCTTCACGATCATACGCTATCTTCTGGAGTTCAATATCAAGCCATACGCGATAAGGGGCATCCCAAACGGCGCTCTTGACCCATTTGAGAACATTAGTCGTGTACTCTGGCCCCATGGAAATCATAGTCCTGCAGATAGCATGAACCCAATTGGATGATATCATTTTTTATTAATTTTAGTATCTATTTTTTTATACTCGTTAAAAACTCGAATACTATCTATAAACGTCACCGCAGCAAGAGTACCAGTAAACGCTATCGCCTTTGTTGCCATAGAAATCGGCATAATATAATCTCTAGTGATATTAGAAATGTCGCTGGATGACGTACCTAAAAAAGTTCAGTACATCGTTATAGATTCTGAATTTGTGAATGGCACGAACAATACATTCGCACTCGATCTCACTTTGGAGTCTAATACACACGTCGAGGATATGAGTAGGGTACTGGGAATCAAGATGGTAGATTTTTACATCACACAAGTTGGTGAATCAAACCCCAATAGTGATACTCATGCAAGTAATATAGCCAAGTTTGTAGATATCGTTTGTCCAGAAATTCCAAAAGTTGCTCAAATATTAGATGAACGACATGGACAAATTCTAGCAAGAGTTCCCCTGGAACGACATTTCAGTCATTCGTCACATACAGTTCTCCGTGATAAACAATGGAAACGTTTCCAGCAAAATACAAATTACTTCAATCCTATATCTATCAAAAAATTAAACTTCAACATCTATGAACAACAAGATGATGGAGATTATGTAACTCTTCAACCAGATGCTAAATGGTATATGATTCTTGAAATTACTACTGTGAACGTAAAAGAAAAACCGAAAGATAGAGAACTTCAAATCCTGAGAGCACTCGATAAGTTATTACAAAAAATCGACAGACTTAATCAGAATGTTGAAAGACTCCCCGATAAACCCCCAGACGAAAACCCTAAAAAGTTTTCGTTTGGTCTTTTAGTCGCCGTTTTGGTTTCAATATTAGGTGGATTTATATGGTGGGTAAATAAAACTTCTGCGTAAAAAGTATGGGTGGTAAAAAGGGTCGCAACAGTTTAAAATTTTCACTTTCATCTTCGTACGACGAAAATGACTATTATTTCGAGGGGGAGATGGATGGAATTGATCAGATTCCACAACCAAATGTAACACCAAAAAGTGAAAATCAAAAGAATTACAATAGAGCTTTGTACAGTATTAGTAAACAAATGGTATTTGCGATAGGTCCGGCGGGAACGGGTAAAACTATGTTAGCGTGTTACGCCGCCGTATCCGGATATAACGACAAGACCTTTAAAAAAATAGTTCTAACCCGACCAGTCGTTTCCGTTGAAGAAGATATAGGTTATCTCCCGGGAACTCTAGAAGAGAAGATGGACCCGTGGACCAGACCCATCATGGATGTTTTCAGTGAATTTTATAGTCAAAGTGATATCCAATATATGATCAAAGAGAAAATCATAGAGATATGTCCTTTGGCCTACATGCGTGGGAGAACGTTTAAGAACGCATTTGTGATCGCTGATGAAATGCAAAATAGTACCCCAAACCAAATGAAAATGTTACTCACACGTGTGGGTGAAGGTTGTAAAATGATAGTCACGGGTGACCCTAAACAGCATGATAGGAAATATGAAGATAATGGTCTTAAGGATATTTACACTCGACTAAATGGAAAGTATAATAAACGTATTGAATGTATAACATTTGATTTTGCAGATATTGAAAGAAGTCCCATCGTGCGGGATATTCTCGAAATTTATGGTGACAAGTAATATTAATATACAGATGGAAGTCGGTACAATCATGTCTATATTAGCATTATGTTCAGGTACACCCCTCGAACCTCTACCACTTTTGTATATCATGGCGTCGGCGAGGTGGGCATATGGTGCGGACAGATATCTAGATGGGAAGACTGAAGATACCCCAGAATCTATTGCTGCGGCTCTCTTAACAGCAAATCTGATATTATGGTATACAGATCAGTCTAAGTATATCGCACCAGAAATTCTATGTATTCTATTGTATCCATCATTCAAACGAAAATTACCCCTTCTTAAACCATTCTACGTTGGAACATTTTGGGCGGGAGCTATCAGTGTTGTACCGCATCTCATAGCTCACACAGATGTTATTGAAAATGAAACGATTGCGATGGGTCTTCTCGCATCGAGTGTATCAAATATGGCGGATATTGAAGATGTAGAAGATGACATTAAAAATGGAATTTATACAATTCCAAGTCGTATAGGTATTTTACCAACAAAAGCATTATCGGCTGGTTTATTTTTGGGTTCCATGTATAAAAGTGGGATCGTTTCGATACCAAACGCATTACCTAGTAAACATATGTGTAGACCAAGATTCTTTTCTTCTCCTTTACCCGTTTTTAGAAAATTCCCATTTTAATTTGACAGGTTTTCGTATGCGTCATCTCCATATAGATCATCCAGAATCTGAAGTATATTTTCAGAATCCTTGAAAGCTGACTGAGCTGCGCGAAGATTCCAACTCGCAATCATCCTCAATTTCTTATTCGCCTTTTTATACCTATCAACATCACGTTCCAACTTCTCAATTTTCAAAGTGTCATCCGTGGGTTCTTTAGGACTCATTGCAAAATTCTGGCGATGAACCGTGCGACCCGAA